TGCACCCAGTTGGAATCAGCAGAAGTATGTAGGACACAGGTACCACATCACAGTGCAGGAAGCCAAAGAGAAGTACGGCAACAAACAGTACAACACGCACCAACTGGTACGCTTCCTTGATGAAGAGGACGAGAGTACAGGACACAGTTATCTCGGTGTTAACCTGAGCCAACTGAATAAGTCTGGCGAAGATACTGACAGTCCGTTCGAGTACATCGAGGTAGTAGAGTTCTATGACTTAATGAATGACAAGATGTATGTATGGTCACCTGACTACAGCAACGGAGAGAAGTGGTTGTACGATGGGATCGAGATCGAGATAGGGGATGAGGACGAAAGTGAGAAGAAGAAGTTTGATAAGATACCATTCACAGACGCTGCTGATAATCCCCTTGCTCCGATTGTGCCGTTGTATTTTAGCCGTCAGCCTGATCTACCTATGCGTGGTTACAGTGCTTTGCGACGAGTATATTCACAGGTTGAAGAGACAAACATAATCCGTACCTACCAGTCCACTATGGTGCGCAGAGCAGCAAGGCAATGGATTGTAAAGAAAGGTGTGTTCTCTGATGAAGAGATGTCTAAGTTGGCATTGGGTGCAGACGGTGAATACATTGAAGCAGAACTATCACAGGGTCAAGAGATTGCAGGTAGCATCATCTCAGTACCCCACAGTGCTGTACCTGCAGAACTGGAGACATACATCAATCAGGTCAACGATGACTTTCAGCGTGGATCAGTACTCGCACCGTTCTCTCGTGGTGAAGCAACCAAAGCAACTGCCACAGAGATTACTGCACTTGCGTCATACAGTTCGTCCGAAATCGGTAGGCTTGCTCGTGAGAGAGATGCAATGATCGAACAGTGCGCAGAGGTTTACACAGCGATGATGAAAGTATTCTTGGAAGATGAGCCTGACATTATTGTTATCAACGGCAAGTCCAGTGTAGTTAGAACCGAAGACCTAGATGGCGACTTTTCTTTCTACGCTTTAGACGCAGGGGCAACGCCTGTCTCTGAGGCTGTTAAGAAGCAAGAGTTTGTACAGTCAGTAGGATTACTCCTGCAACTAGGTGTTCCACAGGATAAGATACTAAGTGAGTTGGTCAGACGGTTAGACTTACCTGAAGACTTTCTCAAATCAGAAATACAGGGGCTTAACACTCCTACTCAACCACAAGGGCAACCAAGTCCAACTGCCACTATCGAGCAGGGCAGACAAGGTAGTCCACAACAAGTTGCTCAAATCTTAAAATAATGGAGGATAAAATGGCAGCAATACCACAAGACATAATGACACAGGCCAACGCAATCGGTGCAGGAATGGATCAAGCAATGGCACAAGGGGCGCAGATCGAAGCACCCACAGGTAAGTTCTCAGCACGAGCCTTGAACGCACTGGTAGCAGAACTGAATCAGTTGCTTCCGATGATGGGTAGAACAGAACAATACCCTGAGTTCACAGATGATCAAACAGTAATCCCAACCGACTTGCTTCAACTGTTGTTGGCTGTGCAATCGATTGCAGAGATGGCGCAAGCAGAGTTCACTATGGACTTGGCTACAATGAAAGCCGATGCACAGATTGCTAAACTTGCAGCATTGATCAAGCGATTGCGTGATGACAAAAGACTACAAGACTATCTGGCACAAGGTATGGAACCTGAAGTAACAGAAGAAGTAGTAGCGACCGAAGCACCGATGGCAGAACCAATGCCTGAGCAAGGTGTATCAGACGAAGAACTATTTGCAAGCAGAATGGGGTAAGAGATGGAAGAGACTAAGACTACGGCAACATTGGAAACTGTGACACCTGATACTGGCACATCGTCAGAGCAGGTGTCCACTCCTGATCAAAGCGACAACCTTGAACGCAGATCATTAGAGAAAGGTAAAGACGAATACCAAAAGCGAGTAGACAGATTGCTCGCAGAAGCAGAGGCCAAGAAGAATGGTACTGAAGCACCTGCACCTGAGACACTGAGAGAGGGTGAGAGTTGGGATTCTATCTACAGCAATCAACCACCTGAAGTACAGCGTGCAATGGCAGAGATGCGCAAGATGACCACGCAGAAGACACAGGAGTTAGCAGCACAACGCAAGCAACTGGAAGCCCAAGCACAGGCATTACAGGCGCAGCAGTTAGCACTGCAAGACAACGCTGCATACCAGGCCATCAAGCAACAAGCCGAAGCAGAGGTAGGAGAGTTCGATCCCTATGACCCACAGTCATTCGAACGCTATGTACAGAAGCAAGTGGCTACACGATTGCAACAGATACTGGAGCCAATGGCACAGCAACAAGCAAGAACACAGGCGCAAACCAAAGTTCAAAGTTTTATTGCCGAGCACCCTGAGTTACAAACAGACGACAGTTTCAAAGCAGAAGTTCGCAAGACCTTACTTGCCAATGACAACTATACATTGCAAGACGCATACTGGATTGTGAAAGGCAGACAGGCTACTACCCTAGCCCAACGCCAAGCACACGAGCAAGAGATGTTCAGCAAGGCTGCAAAGCAAGCAGGACTCAAAGTTGGTGGTGGTCAGAACAAAGGTACCACAGTTCCATCGAACGCTACCAGTATGAAAGCACACGATTTATACACGCACTTACTATCACAAAAGAAGTAATATTATGTTATACTACTATCAGTTGCATTGGGTACGGACTCCAGATTCTAGAATGTGGAACACGCCAAGCCCACTCCCCTCACGAAAGGATACGAGAAGCACTGACTCTTTATTAAAAAGTCCATATACCGTAGGAGGTTAAAATGGCTATTCAACCAGACATTCTAGCGTCAACCCTGCGTATCTTGAAAGATCGTGAGGTAGACAATACATTCAAAAACATTCCATTGCTTGAAGCAATCCGTGCTCACGGTGCTGTCATTGAAAGCGATGGTGGTAGCAAGGTCAATGTACCTGCTATTATGACCGAGCACTCAATGATCACTCAGTTGTCCAGTGGTTACGAATCAGTTAACTTGGCTGTCAAAGACCCACTGCGTCAGACTGAGTACAACTGGTGTGACTTCATTGCTCCTGTTGTTATCACTGAGAAAGAACAGTTGTCCAACAAGGGCGACCGTGCAGTTATTAACATTGCTGAAGCACGCTTGAAATCCGTAATGGGTATGTTGCAACGAGAGTTCAACAAGCAAGTTGTTGCAGGTACTTCCACTGTATTGACTGAGATGGAATCATTCTCTCCCAATGCTTCAGGTGGTTGGTTTGCACTTCAACCATTCGGCCAACAAAGCACTGGTGCAGTAGGTGGACTTAACCGTTCTGACTACCCAACCACATTCCAAAACCAATACATCGATTGTGTATCTGCATTCCCTGCTACATCGTCTTCTGACTTTGCAGTTCGTTTGTTCCGTTCGATGAGTAAGTTGTACATTGACACTCAAGTGTATGCTCCTGAGGGAGAGGTAGACATTATCCTTATGTCACCACGATGCTACGAGTTGTACAAGAACTCTTTGTTCGCACAAGAGCGATACACTTCTATCCAAGAAGAGCGTGATATGGCAGGTAAACTGGCATTGATGTTCAACGGTGCAAAGGTTTATGTCGCTCCTGAACTGGGATACCAGTACACTCAGGCTACACTTGCTACAGGTTCTGCAACTGATATGGATGGTAACGCTATCACATTCGGTACAGGATCAGGCCAGTACAGTACTGATGTATCAGGTGCTTACGGAACTATCGACGCTATGTTCATTAACTCTAAGTTGATGTCTATGTACTTTGACAAAGATGCTTACTTTGAGTTGGGTGAGTTCGAGCGTATCTCAGGATATGCTGCAATGGCTGCCAACATTATGACCCGTTCACAGATGTGTACTGCTAACCTTAGTGGTCACGGTATTCTTGTTAACGCATTTGCATTAGAAAACTAATAGGAGGTTTCAATGAATAACACGCTATTACAACGCTTAGATTCTGCTGCCAATACAACTGGTAGTTCGACCTACGCTTCCAATCGACATCTTGAAGAAGTATTCGTTGCATACGGTGCTATCTCTGCAGGAGACTTTGTATCTTTGTCATTCGTGTATGACGATGATGGTACTCCTACTGAGCGTGCTGACAGTGACAAACTGTTGTTCGTGCAGAAAGCAGACAACGCTTCTGTTGCCAGTTCAGTATGTGTTGGTGTCGCTATTGCTGATGCTGCTAACGCAGAGAATGTACGAGTACTTGTTCGAGGTATCATCAGTGCCAATGTTGCTACTGGTTCTACTTCAGGCTTGACCCTTGCTATCAGTTCTACTGCAGGCCGTGCTGCTTTGTCAACTCAGTTCCTGACTGACAGTGATGGTACAGGTACTGACTCTCTAGCACGAGTCCAACAGATTGTTGGTATCGCACTTGAAGATGCTGTAGATAATGTAGCCAAAGTGTATGTCTCCCCAAAGTTCTAATCCCTTAGACTGACTTACACAGGTGGTGGTAGGGCTGTATCCTTTCAGTTCTGCCCCACCATTTTCTATATCTAGGAGGACACTATGAACTTACAAAACATCAGAGATTACATTGCCAATGTCACAGACTACGATGCCTTAGTGAACGAGGAATATACCAAGCAAGTAGATGATGTGGTCAATGAAGTCTATCGCAATCTGTTCGCAGAGAAGCCGTTCACCTTTGCGCAGAAAGAAACAAAAGTAAAAGTATATAAAGATGTCACCCTGTCAGCATCAGGTTCATACAGTAGTACCTTGAATCTAACTACCATCACGGCAACAACAGACATACCGTATTGGGTAGAGGGCAACATTGTAGAGATCGATAGTGTAGAGTACGAGGTGTTGTTCAATAATCGGACAACGGATACTGTCTGTTACATCAGAGGTAATGTACCTTTTACCACACAAGACATCAGATTCAAACAAAGATTTATCCGTCTGCCACACGATTGCATTACAGTGCTACAGGTGGCAAGGCGTTCATACGAGATCAGTCCAACAGATGTAGGTCGCTTCATACCTTTGACTAGGTACGAAGACGAGTACTACAATCTACCACTGGACGAAACCAACATACCCAACTACTGGTTACCACAAGACGCAGTGACTTCACCTGCACCACGATCAGCACCAAGTGTATCCATAGCAGTAGCATCAGCAGGGCAAGGAGAACGCTCTGTGCAGGTCGCTTACACTTATGTACGCTATGACAAGAACGGAGTAGCAGACGAGGTTGAGAGTGGATTGTCGCCATTCTCTGACCCTATTACTCTTGGTGATGCAGAAGAACTTGAAGTAACCTTTCCTGGACTAACATCATCTGGCCTAAGTAGACGCTTCTATATTGCAGAT